CTAGCTCCGCCGCTTAGACGCCCATAGCTCGAGCTGCACAACCTTCGGCTCGGACGATTCCTCTTCCGCGCGCTTCGCTTCGATCTGCTCGGCCGCGCGCATCAGCGCATCCGGCGTCGCGACGGCGTAGCCCGAAAACGTCCGCTCCTCGCCGTGACCGACCATCGCCATGGACGCGTTCCGCGGGAGACCCATCTCCTCGGAGCGCATGATTGCCGTTCGTCGGATGTCGTGCGGAACCTTCGCGGAGGACCATGGCCCGGACCGGCCATCGAGCTTTCCGAAGCCGGCGCGGCGCAACGCGTTCTGCCACGCTTTCCGTTCGTCACCGAGCGGCGATCCGTCGGGACGGCAGAACAGCCACGGGATCACGCGGCCGAGTTGCTGCTGTAGCGCCTCGACGTGTCGCCGTTGTTCGACCAGGATGCGCCGCAACCGAAGCGTCATCGGGAACATGCGGCGCTCTCCCGTCTTGCTCGCAGTCGCCTCGAGCTGAATCCAGCCCGGACGTAGCGCGCCGCACTCGGGACACCGATCATCGTTCCGAATCGGGGCCACACCACGACAGCGACACGGCCAGGTCGCGGGTCCGAAGTCGACATGGGGCCACTGCCGCGTCTTCAGTTCGGACCGTGCGCGCCAGCCGGTCTCCTCGGCCGTCCGATAGTACGGCACCCACCATTCCGCCAGTTCGCGATAGAGCAGCTCCAGTTCGTCAGCCCGGAAGAACTGCTCGCGCCGCGTGCGCTTCAGTCGCGGGAACGCTGGTATCGCGAGCATCCTCCCGTCCTGGTGGGCAATGCCCATGGCGTTGCGGAGATACTGCAAGTCCAGCTTGATCGTGTTCGGTGCTGCGCCCTGAGACTTTCTGATCTCGACGTATTCGAGCAGTCGCGAGCGCCGTATGTCGAACGCCAGTTCGCTCGGCGCGAAGACGGTGGCGAGACGCTTCCACACCGCCTTGCCGCTGGCCTGCGTGCTCGCGCCCTTGGCCGTGAGCTCAGCAAGGCCGATCTGCTTCAGGCCCTCGAACGTCAGTTTGCGCGGATCCTGTTCGAGCCCAGCGACCACCTCGCCCTTTCGCTTTTCGCCGGCCGCGCGCGCCTCCCTGGCGGTCGGATAGCCGCTCTCTTGGTACGTCCTGCTGCGGTAGCGAAAGCGCCAGGCGTAGTTCGGCGAAGTCAGCAGCATTCGCTTCGTTGAGTCGCTCGGATCGGGCCGGGTGAACGAGGGCTGGTAGACCTTGACGGAGCCGATCTGCCTCACGGCGACCACGTCAGCGGCGCCGGCGCATCCAGGCCTCGAGCGCGCTTTCGATCACGTCGTAGCCGCGGCCGGACTCTCGACGCCGGACGAAGGGCAGCAAGTCGCGCCGCCGGTCGAGCGTCTTGCGGCTCCAGCCGAGTCGTTGCGCCGCCTCGTTCGGCGGCACGAGTCGCTCGCGCTTCCCCCTGCGGGCGATGTGCTCCGCGATCTCTTCGAGCAGCGCGTCGAGCGGGCAGTCCTCGCAGCGATCGGCCATGGATGCCGCCATGCTCGCCCGCATCAAGTGATCCGACAATTCGCGGAAAGCGAATACCGAACGCGTAAACGAAAAGCGCGCATGACCCTACGGCTGGGTATGCACGCTCGGGAACGGGCGCGAGATGTATACGCTCTAAGGCTGGGGCGTTGGAGGGATCTCGCTCGGCCCGTCCATCTTCCGCACCCCCGGCTCCAGCACGGTCGCGGCCTCTTCGCTGCCGCTCCAGTTCAGCCAGATCAGATCCAGCGAGGTTCCGGCGAGCAGCAACGTCAGGATCGCCAAACCGATTCTCCGAGTCGTCATCGCATTTTCCTCCCGGCGCAACAGCCACGCGCGCGAGAGGAAGTGTAAACGCTGGACTCGCCAAAGTAGCCAGTAAAGTAGTCACCGCTCCACCTGGCGTCAAGTGTGAACTTGACAACACGACAATTACGCCTATCTTCGTCCCCCAAGTTGCCTCCATCCCGCCTGCTCACGGCGTTGATGTTCGAGCGTCCTCAGGAGCAGAGCCTCCGCGCCCTGGCCGCGCTGGTCACGGAGTCGGGCGCCTCCGGGGCTGCACTGCTGATCGAACAGAACCGCGAGCCCATCGTGTGGGCGGCGATAAACGCGGCGGTGAACGACTCGCTCGCGAACTGGCGGATGTTGCTTGCGGATCTGTTGAAGTCGGGGACGATCCTGAAAGAGGGTCGCGTGCTCGTGCTGCTCGTCGATGCCGGTCGCCCCGTCGGCGTTTTGCAGCTCAACAACGCAAGACAGTTCAGCACGAAACGATACACGGGCTACCTCGACGCCTTAGCTCGGGCCATCGCCATGGCCCAGGCCCCCCCGCGGGTGAATTACACTGTCGCCGATCTCATCGCGTCGAAGCGCAAGAAGGGCGCAGAGGGGGCCGACCCTAAGCTGAAGCCGGTGATGCTCGAGCTTCTGAACTCGGAGGAGTGGCGCTACGCGCGGGTCTCGCGGCTGCTCGGATGGTCGCGGCGCACACTCTACTTGAAGCTGGAGCGCTGGGGCATCACCCGACCACCGAAGCGATGAGCGCGCACGGTCGACTCCTCGGGCTGTCGCTGATCCTCGGGGTCGTAGTGCTCGTGGGCCTCTTCAGGCGGCGACGCGTCGGCCGCTGCTACTCGCTCGTGGCGTACCTACTCGCGCTCACGATCTGCGAGGGCCTCGTCTTCCTGTGGCCGGCGCGCTTCTGGAACTATCACTTCTACGTGTTCAAGGAATCGGCCTACGGTGCCGCGAAGCTGATACTCGTGGCCGAACTCGCATGGCGCACGTTCCGCGTCTTCCGAGGCACGCACATGCGCCTGCGTGTGCTCGCAGGACCCGGCCTGATCGCCGCGACGATCGCGATCATCAAGCTCTCGTCAGGCACGCCGCTCCGGAAGGGATCGTGGGCCGATGCCATCTCGGTTTCCCACGCCGATGTTCAGGGTTGGATCGTGTGGGCTCTCGTGGCGATGGCGCTCCTCGTCTACTACTACAGCCTGCCGCTTGATCCGCTGCATTGGGCCGTGGTGCTCGGGCTTGGTTACTACCTCGGCTTTCTCGCGAGCACATCGAGCCTGCTCCATCTGTTCGGCTTTGATCGCGCGCGGCTCCCGATTTCGCTGATCAATGGATACGCCTACGCGGTCTTGATGCTTTGGTGGATCTACGCAGCTTGGCGCCCCGAGCACGGCCTGCCCGAGGAGGTCGCCGAGATACAGAAGGCAGTGCGAGCGCGGTACGCATGACGATCTGGCTCATCGCGTTTCCGCTCGGGGTGCTGTTGCTGCATGCCGTGCTTGCGCGCCGGCAGGAACGCCTCGTCAGCGAAGCCTGGACGGCGATCCTCCGCTCTGACGATCAGGAGGAGATTGACGCTGTCGAACTGATGATGCAGTTCGATGCGGCGAAGATCGATTCGCGCCTGAAGGGCGCGCTCGCCGAGCGCCAACTCGGGAATCTGCCGGAGGCCACTCGCCTGCTCGGCTTGGCGTTCGCGGTCATCGAAGAGGCGCGCCCCGACCGCGCGAAGCGCCTCGAAGCCATGCGCCGTTTGATCCGGATGGCGCTTGCCGTCCATCCCGTCGAGCCGCTCCAGCCGTCCACGTTCGAGCTCAAGACGCTCGGCGCCGCAGCCTACCTCGCCGAGCTGCTCCACCATCTGTTGATCCACCCGGCCGAGCGGTTCCTGCTCCGACTGCGCGCGCTGCAGGTCGGGTTCTGGTTCGCGTGGCGCGTCGCGTCGCGGTCGCGTCTCGCGATCGCGGCGGCGCCGGCGGGAGCGGATCGCGCCTGGCGCGCGTTCGCGCACAGCGCCCACGATTGGACATGTCTCGATCGCGAGCATCTCGAGTCCTTCAAGGCGTTCGCGTGGAGCATGCGGGCGCAGCCGCGGGCGGGCGCGGCGGCGGAGCGGGTGCGATAGGCGTGACCACCCGTCGGCCGGTAGGGCGTATTGGCCGAATCGCACCAGCGCACGTATACTGCCCGATGGGAAGGGGGGCCGGCCATGCTTACCGCCGCACTGGATCATGGGCTCCTCCGAGCTTTCCTGGCTCGACGCGCCTTTCCGCGCCAGGCGCGGCTGCGCGAGGTCTCAACCGCGCTGACCGAGATAACGGTCGTAATCAAGGATCACTTCGAGGCGCATCTACTTGGCCTCGTCCCGGACGCTGGCCGCGGCCTTCGCGATCCCCTCGGCGACGGCGGCGGCGATGCGAGCCTGAGCGGCCTCGACCTCGGCGCGCCACTTCTCCGGGACGGCAACCGGAACGCGGTGCATTGCTTCCTGGTGCATCCGTCGCCACGCCGCGTTATCGATCCGCTTTCGCATGTGCTATCCCCTCGTCTGTCCCGCAGTATATTACGAGCCTACTCGTTAGTAGTTCCGTTTCGGATTGAAAAATCTGAGTCAACGCGTTAGTTTGTCCGGCATGGAAAAGCGCCCGAAGCACCCAGCAGTTGTGGCCGGGATGGCGAGACGCGTAGAGGTCGTAGTGTGGGCCTGCAAGTGCGCCAAATGCGGGTATTCGTGGACTACCGAGGCGGACCAGCCGCCAGACCACTGCGCCGCGTGTCGAAATGGCGACTGGTGGATCAAGCGCCCCCGCGGCCGTCCGCCCAAGGGGCCGGCCGCGGGAGCGCCAGAAAAAAGATAGGCGTACCGAACTTAATTACGAGCCTACTCGTCTATACTGGCATGGTAAACGGTGGGGCCGATCTGGTGATGGACGCGGGTGGTAGACCCTGCGGACGCGAGTTCGATTCTCGCCGGCTCCACCAGGAGGACGCCATGTCGAACGATCCGCGACAATCAGGCCACGAGACGGAAAGTGAGCCTGAGCTTTGCCCATGCTGGGGCGACGGGGAGGACCGCTGCGTCCTGCCCTATGGGCACCGCGGCGAGTGCCGCGACGCATCCGGCTCGTCTACGCTCGCGCTCGCGGCCGCTATCCTCGGCCGCTGAGGCCCTAGAAAAATGCCGAGGGCCGCCGATGCGCTGGCGGCCCAAGGTGACGGCCGGGCGGTAGACCCGATTTAGAGTAGCGCCGATTCCCGAGGAGGGTCAAGACGCAGTGAGGGAAAGCGATTACATCAACGCCTCTGAATTAGCCGTCGTGCGCGCCGCGCAGGCCGTGCTGCGGGGTGGTGGCCTCATATCCAAGTCGATCCCCGAAGACGAACAGCGGCACGTCATGCGTTGCCTCACGACCTGGATCGCACGGCTCGAAGTCGCGATCGGAGCGAAGAGCAAAGACAGCGAGCCGGAGCTGCTCGAATTCCCCAAGTGGCCGCGCACTTTCTGATCCACTGCCGCGACCGCGAAGGCGAGTTCCTCGTTGTGCAGCCGGTCGGGGCGGACTTTCCGGAGTACCCGGGTTTCAAGGCCGAACGGTTCGAGCGGTTCGAGACGCTCGAGGACGCGCTCGCGGAATACGACCGGCTCGTGAGGCAGCGGCCGGAGCTGGCGCGGAAGGGTTAGGCGACCGTCAGGTGGAACACCCGCGGGTAGCGGTGATCGCGTAGCTCGCGCCATAGCTGCAGATACTCGTTGGCCGGGATGATCGTGCGCGTTCGGCGGTAGACGGTGGCTGCGAGCGCCGCCACCTCGCCGAGTCCAAGCGCTACGAACGGGCCAAGGCCCGCGGCCGTGAAGATCCGGCCGCCGCCACCCGGTGGCAGATCGTACTCCACGCTGATCTGCAGCCGCGTCCACTCGATGTTCTGATCGCCCACGATGCCACCATTTGCGGCGCAACCGTAGCGCGACGCGAAAACGTTTGCTCTCGTCCAAGCATTGTTCTGCCCGTCGGTCGAGAAAACCGACGTGTCGTCTGTGAAGCTCGTGTTTCCTCCAACGTTGTTCCCGTCCTTCCGCGTGCCGCCGGTAACGATGTAGGTCCTGCCACCCATCGCCCCCCCAGCCGTGTAGCGCGTCCGGTTCATCACCGACACGCTGCGGATCGTCGCTCCCTTCGGAGGCATATTGTTGTCTGAAGGCTGACCAGCAGCCGCCGAGGGAAGCGCGTCGCCGCCGGCGCGCGAGACGAGGGTCGGGTCTGAGGCGTCCTCGACATCCGTGATTGATCCGGTCCAGGCAAGCGCGTCCGACTGATACGCAGCGTCCGGGTGCGACCACGAGAGCGAGCCGGTGAGCGTCGTCGTGAACGGCATCAGTCGATCTCGGTACGTGCGACGAGGCGGTCCTGCGGGCGCCGGAACCGAATACCGTAGGCGACCACAGACAGGCCGGAACCGGCAGGGCTGCTGCCGACCTGGGAGATCTCAGAGGCGATGTAGTCCCCCTGCGCAAAGCAGCGCGACGCATAAGACGACGCGTTCGGCTCCGCGTTTCCAGACGACGCGCCGGCCACGATCTTGAAGTCCGTCGCCGCTGCGAAGAGCGACGTCGAGCCGTTCTTCTTGAGATCGAGGCGTACGTCCTGCCCGCCAGGCGCCGTGCCGATGCGCGCGCGCGCCCAGTTCACGAGGCACGGCTTGTCGACCTCGGGCCTCCAGTCTCCGATCGAGCCCGTGACCGTCGCGATCGTTCCCGGGAACCCCCATCCGAACAGCGGCCCGTCGTATTCGTCGCCCTGCATCGGATAGTCGGGCGGGATCTCGCCCGGAATGCCGGCCAGCGCATCCACGTAGAACGCGTTCGAGCCGGCGTTGCCCTCGACGCGCAGGGCTAGCTCGGTCGCTGGCGAGCCGCCCGACGCAAGCTGCCGGACCGCGTACAGGAGCTCCCAGCCGTCGGAGTCCGGACCGCCGGAGCCGGAGCCTGAGTGCCAACCGGTGAGCGTCGCGTCAACGATCGGCATCGTCGTCGTCGAGTACGTGGTGCCGACGCCATCGTAGATGCCCAGCCGGACAGCGTTCGCGGAGGACGCCTTGACCCATACGGCCGCCGCGAAGTAGCGGCCCTTGAGCCATCCGAACTTTCCGAACGACGCGGCTTGCACGAGGCGCTGCTCGAAGACGGCGACCGCGCCGCCGCCCGGCGTCACCTTGGCGCAGAACTCTCCGAACTTCTTGTTGGTGTCCGCGAGGCCGGTCCCGGCGCGCGCGATCGCTGCGCCGGCGCCGGTGAGCCGGTGGTAGGCCGGAGCCGACGTATCGCCAGCCGGCCAGATCGGATAGCCGTAGGCGTTCGCGGCCCAATTCCGGTACCAGAGCGACTTGTCGATCGCGGCCCACTGCTCCTGCATGACGGCCGCGTCGAGCGCATCGTCCGGCGCGTTCGGCTGGTTCTTTGGCTTCTTCCTGTTCCAGGCCATCGCAGTTCTCCTACAGCGTGACGTCCTTCACAAGGCGCGCGCCCATGCGCCCCGAGGGCGCGTCGTGCTCGAGTTCGAGGATCCGGAACACGGTCGAGGTGTACGCCCGGTCCGTGTTGAAAGTCGATCGTGATCGCGTCACGCGGATCTTCTGGCCCGGGCGGGACGACGTGAGCAGGCCGAGGCAGCTCGCCTGCAGCCGGATCGGATTCGCCTTGGTGAGCGTGGCGCAGTCGTTCGCGCGCGCCTGAGCGTCTTCCGAGTTCACGAGGTACGTCTCGAAGTCGCGCGGGTCCGGGCGCTGGAAGCGGATCTCGGCTTCGGCCACATCTGCGGTCCGCTCACGAAAGATGCCCGAGCTCGGGTCCTGGTCGTAGCGGATCCGGATCGACGCATAGACGTCGACGACGTCGCGGCCCTCGGTCGGCAGCTCGAGGAAGTCGAAGTCTCGGATGTGCGGCGCGTTCGACGCCGGAGCGTCGTTGCTGTACGGGTCGAAGTAGATCGTCCCGTCGCCGTCGATCACGATGTCGGCCAGGCAGGAAATCTCGATCCGGTCGAGGATGTCTTTCGTGCTCGGCCGGTTGTCGTCGCTGCCGCCGCCGACGTAGATCCAGATCCCGAGGGCCTCCGGCGCCGTCGTGCGCGCCGCGGCGAAGGTCGTCGAGTCGACCTTGCTGAGTGGCTGTCCCATGAAGCGGCGCCAGATGAAGCGCACGATGTCGGGGCCCTTCTCGATCAGCGCGTTCGCCGAGCCGGTGTACGTGCCGGACGCGTCGTCCTTGTAACCCTTCGCGTTGCAGCGGATCACGTGGTTCGCCTCGGGATCCGTGTACACCGCCTCGTCTGCGGTATGCGTGAGCTGGTTCGGCGTGTCGGCGGAGCCCGTAAACCCGAGCGTCGCGAAGACGGTGCGGTCCTTGTTCGCACCCGTGCTGAGCAGCAGTTGCGCCGTTCCGGAGGATCTTGAGATCGTGAACTTGTGCGTCGTCTCCGAATACGTCACGGTCCAGCCGGACGAGACCGCGTTCATCTGCGTCTGGATGTGGGTCGCGAGACCGGCGCCCGTGTACAGCCCCGGCGTCAAGCTGGCGACGCGCGTCGAGCCGTCGCTGAAGTCGAGCCGGTCGTTGCCGCGCACGGCGCCGAGGCGCTGCCGGTCGAGCACGTCGACGCCGGCCAGGATCTGGAACGGCCCGACGTCGCGCAGGATCGTGATCCGCCCGTTCGCGAGATCGGCCGAGTAATCGGTGCCGGCGACGAGCGTGATGCGGCGATCGCTCAGCTTCTGGTCGGCGCTCTCCTTGTCGGTGTAGGCGTATACCGCGTCGACGGCCTTGATGCCCGAGGACCAGAACGAGCAGTCCGCGAGCTCGTAGATCCCGTAGTCGCCCGACTTGTCGACGCGGATCGGCGGGATGTTGGTCTTCGTTCCGAAGAACAGAGGTCGCCGCGCGCCCTCGGCCGCCGGGTCGAGCTGCGGGAAGCCGTACTGGGTGTTGTACGCGTTCGGCGGCAGCTTGCGGTGAATCAGGCCGCGCACGTCCTCGAGCTGCAGCGAGAGCGCCACGTCGGTCGCGGCCGCAGCTCGGTTCGAGCCCTCGAACGTCTGGCGCCAGTTCTCGCGCGGGATCTCCTCGGACGAGGAGAATGCGCCTGACACGAACACCTGGGCGCGCCGGCCGGCCCAATCGAGATCGGAGCCGGCGATCCCGAGCCAGGCGTCGCCGTTCAGCACCTCGATAGCACCGGAACCGATACGCTGCCCGCCGAAGAAGATGTCGTTCTTCCCGGCCGCGAACGCCTGCACGCCAGAGGCCGTCAGCCTTGGCTCGAAGTACTCGTAGCGATAGATGCGCTGCAGCTTGACGTCGTCGAGGTCGAGCGTCGCGTTCACCCCGGAGTCGCAGGCCAGGCGCAGCTTGATGAGCGTGGTCGCTCCGAAAGCGAGGAAGTCGAACGAAAACCGCCGCCATTCGCCTGCGGAGGCCGCCAAGGCAACTTCTCCGGAGGCGTCGTGGTTGCGGCCGTCGTCGTAGAGAAAGTCGCTTGTGGCGCCCACCAGGAGCTTGGCGCTGGCTCCTGACATTACGCTCAACCGATAGGCGCCCGACAGCCGGTAGCGCGCCCCCGAGACGGTGGCCGGCGTCCGGTGCAGCTCGCCGTACGTCACGCCGGAACCGGTGATGCGCGCCGCCTTCGAGCCGTGCCGCGGGTCGGCCGTCAACTCGGCGACGCTATAGGAGCCAGAGTTCGCGAAGGTCCAGCCCACGGGCACGCCGGCGGACCAGCTTTCGAAGCCGCCCTGGCCGGAGAGCTTGTCGGGCCCGAGGCAGGGATGCACGGCTCCGCGCGTGCCCACGTAGAGCCCGAACGCCGCAATCACTTTGGTCAGGCGCGGGTCAGAGCCGTCCTCGAGGTGGAGGTAGAGGAATGGGAACTGGCCCCACTTCGTGACGCCGTCCCCCCACTTCGTGACGCCGTCCCCCCAACGCACCGTGCTCGTCGTCACGTCCGGGTCGTAGTAGTAGCTCCCCGCGGTCGAGACGACATCGGCGATCGACTCGACGCGCGTGAGCCCAGCGTCCAACAGGCTCCGCACTTCGAGGATGTCGAGGTTTCGGCCGTCGTGGCGGAAGTAGAGTGGCGTCTGGTAGGCGTTCCCCGAGTAGCGCGACCACGACGTGATTAGCTTGCCGGGAAGGAGCACGGCCCAGGTGTCGCGGCGCACCAGGCGGTCTTCCATGAGCGCGATGTAATCGCGCCCGCCGGAGACGAGCGCGGTCAACTACACTGCCTCCACGATCGGCAGCGACACCGTCCAGTAGTTCCCGGTTGGACTCGGCCCGATCTCCTGAACGGTCATCGGCGCCGAACGGGCGACGTACACCGTGGAGCCGGTGAGATCGTTCGTGGCATCAAGGGCGATGAAGAAGCACGTGCCCATCGGTGCCGCATCCTTGAGGGCCTCGAGGATGTCCTTGTCGGCGTCGACGATCTCTGTCCACTCCAGCGTCCACGCCCGCGGCTGCGAGTTCGTCAACCCGAAGATCGTGCCGTTGAAGGCGCGCGCGAGCTGGGAGAGGTCTTGGTGCTCCTTGGTGTAGCCGGTGCTGTACGTCACGCTCGGCTCCTCGTCCGTGCCGGCGTACCAAAGACCCAGCTCCACGTAGCCGGCCGTGTTCTGGACATCGTCCAGGACGAGCCGCCAATAGCGCAGCGTGGCCGAGGGCGACAGCGTGGCGATCCGCGGGCCCGTTCCACTGCCGGACAGCGTCGTCGTCGAGCTGGGGCTCGTCCAGGCGTCGGAGGCGTTTCCCTGCAGGGTGACGACGGCCGTCGACGAGAGGTTGTGGCTGTGCGCGATTCCGGCCTCGACGGACAGAGCCGAGCCGAGATCGGCCTTGAGCCAGTGCCGGCTCTGGTAGACGGCCGTGCCACCCGTGTGCGATGTGGCGGAGCTGGTGTCCGCGACGGCGAATCCGAGATCCTTTGCTGGGCTTGCGGTCGGGTTCGCCCCGGTCCCGAAGAGCAGCGTGAAGGCGAGGTCCGAACTGATCGTGAACTTCTTCGTGCTGGTGCTGTACGAGCATGCCCAGACGGGCGTGGCATCGGCCGCCTCGAGCGCGGTGACGATCGCCGTCGCGAGCGCAGCGCCGGTCGCGTACGTGGCGGCCGCGATCGTCGCGACCTTCACGCCGCCGCGGTTGAAGTCGATCTTGTCGTTGAAGCCGGCGACGACCGTCCAGCCCGTCTTCGTGCGCCAGCGCTTTGTAGGGATCTGGTCCTTGATCCAGACCGCAGGGAGACTCGACTCCTCCGACGAGGCGGTGATCGACGTGGCCGCGGCTTTGATCCGGTTCGTGTGGTAGAGGCGCGCCTTGGCAGCCATTTCGATCTAGAACCCTGACGCCGTAACGGCCGATGGATGGACACGGAGGTCGCCGCGGCGCGTCAACTCACCGAGTACTCGCCCGACCTTGACGCCATCGAGGTAGACGTCGCCACCCGGCCTGGCAGCGGCCACGGCGGCCGCGACCTTCGCGGCGATCATGTCGCCCAGGGTCCCGAATAGTGCGGTCACCGGAGCCGCGACTTCCGCGCTGTTCGCCTCGCCCAGCACAACCGGCGTCCCGCGGCCGGGGCGCGGAGGTACGACGATGCCCGTTGCTGCGCGCGGCATCGACCACCATGCCGGCGCGACGATCCCGCCGTGCGCGAGGCCGGGCGTGCTACCTGTGTCGGTACCACCAGGATTGGTCCACCACCAACCGCTCGTGTCCGGTGGCGTCACCGGGAACTCGATCGGGATGCGCACGCCCCGGGGCAGCTCGAGCAGGGCATCGGTTACGTCCTTCGCCGCGCCTTCCGCGGCGCCCTTCCACTGCGCCATCGACCCGCCGATGTCGGCCGAGATCGCGTCGAAGGTGGTCTTGGCGGCGTGGCCCATGCCCTGGAATTCCTTTTGGATCTCGCCGCCGAACGTGTGCGCCTCGTTGACCGTGGCCGTAAACGTTTGCGACGCGCTCACGCCGAAGGTGCGCATGTCCTCCGGCAGCTTCGCCCCGAGTGCGTCGCCGATCGCGAGGAGCACGGTGAGGATCTGCTCGTTCACGCTGCGGAATTGGTTGCCGACGATCCCTTGCTCCTCAGCCATCGCGATCAGCGAGTTCGTGGCCTCGTCGGTGCTGGCGCCGAACTTCTGCTGGTTTTCCCACAGCGCCTGAAGCGTGGGCTGCATCATCGCCAGCGCCTTGTTGGTGTCGCCGCCAGCGCCCAGGATCTGATTGAACTGGGATACCGCGTCCTGACCGAAGGCGACGAACAAGTCCTTCGTGATCGCGTTGGCGTCGCCCAAGCCACTCATGAGCTGCTGCAGCCCGCTGATCTGCTGGCCGAGCGCCTCGTTGTTCACGAGAATCTCGCGCATGCCCATGAGCTGCCGGAGTGATACCGAGCCCTCGATCCCGAGCTCCTCCTGCTTCGCGATGATGTCGTCCAGTGATGGGCCGAGCTGATTCAGGGCGCCGATAACGTCGCCGGTCTCTTTGACCATGCCGGCGAAGATCGCCACCGCGTACTGGCCCGCGTTCTTGACGTCGCCGCCGCCCTTCGTGAACAGCTCCAAGCCGCCGCTTGCCTTGCCAAGACCCTCGAGCGTTTTCTTCTGCTCTCGCGCGGCGCGCTCCAGATCCTCGAAGATGCGCTTCGCCTCCTCGGGCTTCTTCGTGGTGAACGCGCGCTCGATATCGACGCCGAGCTGGCGGGCGGTCTTTCGCAGCTGCTCCATCGAGCCATGCGCCTCGACCATCTGCTTGCGCAGCGCCTCGAGTTCCTTGCGCTCCTTCGCCCCCTTTCCAAGGAAGCCGAGCAGGCCGCCGGCCACGGCTCCGATCGCCGTGCCCCACGGACCAAACGCGGAACCGAACGCCGCACCGCCGGCGGCGCCGCCCAGGATCGAGCCTCCTTCGTAGGCGCTCGCGGCGACGCCGATGCCAGCCAGGCCGATCTGAGCTTTCTCGCCTCCCTTAAGCTTTCCGAACGAACGCCCGTCCATCAGCTCCTTGATCTGCTTTGCGAGGGAGAGTCCCTGCGCTGCCTGGATCGTCATCTGCGACAGCGCCGATGTCGCCGCGATTCCGAGCGCCTGCCAGGCGTGCGCGAGGTCCTGGAGCGACCGTGACCAGTCGATCGAGCGTTTGCGAGATTCCTCCAGCCAGGCCAACCAGTCGTCCGGAGTCATCCCCGACGGCACGTTGTCGAGCGGCGGACGCTTGTCTCGCGGGTCGGCCGGTGCTAGGCCCGAGATCGGCCGACTGGCGGTGATCGTGACGACGCCGTTGACATCGTTCCAGGCGTCAACGAACTGTTGCGCCGCGGCTTCGCCCTCCTCGCCGAACTCCTTGAGCTTGGCGATCAGGACTGGCAGCTCCTTGTGCGAGATGTTCTGAATGTCCCTGGAGATCACGTCCCAGAAGGCAGTCAGCCGCTTTGTTCGCTCCTCCTGCAGCCCGGAGCCGAATAGCTTGGCGAACTCATCGCGGAGCTTCTTCAGCTCCTCGGCATGCTTGCGCGCAGCCTCCGCGGCCTCGCGCGATGCACGCGCGCCCTGCGTCGTCTTGTTCGCGAACTCAAGCGTCTTGCCAGCACTCTTGGCTGCGGCGTCCCCGCTCTCCCGTATCGCAACAGCTTGCTTCCGCAGTTCGGCCGCGAAGTTCGCGAGATCCTTCTTGTCGCTCCCAGCGATGCCCAGCATGGAGGCGAGCCCCAGCAGTGGGCCGGCCTTCTGATTGGCGAGGAAGCCGCCGATCTTCCCGCCGACGATGTCCGCCATCGTCTCCAGCCAGCGTGCGCGGAACTCCGAAAGCGCAACGATGGCGTCGTCGCTGAGCACCCGAGCCAGGCTTCGGACCCAGCCAGTTGCCAATGAGAACGGTCTCTCGCCGCCGAGCAGTTCGCCGAGCAGTTTCCCGAAGCCTTCTTTCGCTTCGCCGATCTGGTTCTGGAGTTGGGCGAGCTGGCCGGAGTATGAGGCGGTCGCGGCCTGGGCCGACCCGCTGAAACGCTGGTCGATCTGTTGCAGCGCGCTCTCGAACTTCTCGGCGTCCGAGGCGCCCTGGCGAAACTGGAAGCCCTGCTTCTGGAGCCCCGTGACGCTGCCGGCCGACGCCTTCCCCAGCAACTGAAACGCGGCCTGTAGCTCAGTCCCGGTCGCTGCGGCGTAGTTCAGCGCCGCTTTCGTCGTTCGCTTGATTTCCGTCTCGCTCAGGTCGAACGTCGCGAGCAGCGCCTCGCCCGAGAGGATCGCATCATCGGAGTAGATCGTGATGTCCTGCAGCTCGGCGGCGTAGTCCTGGAGCGCCCGGCTCGTTTCCTTGCTGTATCGACCCTGATTCGCCAGCGCCAGGTTGAGCTTGTTTACGGCCGCCTCTTGCGCTGCCTGCTCCTTTAGCGAGTCGCTGACGAGCTTGATCGCGACGCCGGCCGAGAGCAGGCCCTTCGCCCAATGCTCGACGTCCCGGAGCATTCCCTTGAGCTGGTCGGTGGACTTCTTCTGCTCTTCCCGGACGCGCTTCTGCTCCTCGCGGAGATCCTTGAGTTGGCCCTCGATCGCCTTCAGCGCAGCGGTCGCCTCACCGAGCTGCGCCTTGATGAGGATCTCGAGCTGGGCCGTCATGCCGCCCTCGCTTGACGCCGGCTCGCGCGCAGGCGTAGCGTCTCGGAACTGCTCAGTTGGAGGCTGCTATGCGCTACGTGAGGACGCTCGTTTTGGTGGGTGCTGGTGTCGTCGCGGCGCTGATGCTGCGGCCGGAAGTCCGTGCGGGCGAACCGTGCGTTGTGCCAAAAGCGTGGGGACAGTTCAAGGGCATCTACTACACGAGTCGCCCGGCGTCGCTGATTGCATTCGAGGACTCGATGGGAACCATCCGCGTCGTGGAGGCGCGATGCGGGACGGCGCCGAAGCCGGACTTCGAGATCCGTCGTGGTGGTGAGTAGGGCCATGACTCTTCGATCCCGCCGTCGGCTTCTTGCCCTCTTCGTGTCCGCGGTGCTGGCGGGCACCGGATGCGATGACCCAAATGGCACGTGTACCGTGAAGTGCACGACCGGCAAAGCCTGTGGCGATTCGTGCATTGCAGCCAACGAGAACTGCACGAGGCCGCCCGGAAAGGCGTGTAACGCGAGCTGACGCGCTTGGCGGAGCCGCGCACTCCCTCGGCCGGGTACCAGCTCTTCATGCTGGTTCTGTGCGTATATGCCCTCGCCGTTCTTGCGGCGCAAAGCGCGATCGCGTTCGAGCCGGAGACGCAGGGAGTTCTTGACTACGCCGACTACGCGGTGTGCGCGCTGTTCTTCACGGACTTCGCGGTCAACCTCGTCCGAGCGCCGAACCGTTGGCGCTACTTCCTGACGTGGGGTTGGCTCGACCTGATCTCGTCGATCCCGACAATCGATGTCACGCGATGGGGACGGGCCGGACGCATCGTGAGGGTGTTCCGAGTCGTCCGCGGTCTCCGCGCAACGAAGTTGCTCGCGCGGGTTCTGATCGAGCGACGGGCCGAAAACGTGTTTCTCGCCGCGAGCCTCGTCGCGCTGCTGCTCCTCGTATTCAGCAGCGTCGCCGTGCTTCAGTTCGAGGACGAGCCCGAGTCGAACATCAAGACCGCCGAGGACGCGATCTGGTGGGCGTTCGCGACGATTACCACGGTCGGCTACGGTGACCGCTACCCCGTCACGAGCGAAGGTCGATTCATCGCGGCGATTCTCATGTCTGCTGGCGTCGGCCTGTTCGGAACCTTCTCTGGCTTCTTGGCCGCCTGGTTCATAGGCCCGCAGCCCGACTCGTCGCCGCCGGACGTGAATGCCGAAATCGGAGCACTGCGCGCCGAGATTGCCGCTCTGCGCGCTTCGATGGAGGATTCCGATTTCGCGAAACGGGCAAGTGGTCCGGTGAACTGACGCCGCGAGCTGTGGCGCGAGAATGCTCACGACTCCTTCGCCTCCGTCTCGTCCAAGTGCGCCAGCTCCGCCCTGATTCGCTGAACCGCCGCCACCAGTCGCGCTGGTTGGTTCAGGTATCCGCCCGGATAGGGCCATTGGGGCGGCCCCGAAGGAACCGCACTCATGCCGGCCCACGGCGATGACTCGACATACCAAGCGAGCAGCTCCTCGAGCTCGGGTTCCTCCGCGAGCAGCCGCGACGGGCAGGCCGTGACGGACACCCGCGGCTCGCCACGCGGCCCTACGCCGGCAGACCAGACGGCAGCTGTTCGCTGGGGGTCGGCGTCACAGTTGAAGGCGAAGGCCCAGCCGCGCTTTCGGTGTTCTGAGCAGGGGAGGTCGAAACGCCGATCTCGGCGCCGTCCGAGCCGGAGATGGACTGCGACGGCGAGCCTTTTCCCTCCGTGACGCCAAAGAGGCACAGGCCCTGGATCGCGCGCAGGACCTGCATGATCAGTGCGTAGTCGGCCTCCTCGAAGAGTTGTGCGCCCGTTTGGATGGGCTCGTCTTCGATCTGGACATCTTCGGCGACGCGCACATAGCGCTCGAAGCACTCGGCCGCGAAGTCGAGCGGCAGCGACGCGAACATGGCCTCGACGCTGGCGTTCTCGCCGAGCTTCGTCGATGCCTCGGCGAGCTCGACCATGCGCTTGAGGAAGTCGGGCGCTTCGGACTTCTTGAGGGCCTTGATCTTGAGCCTGATCGTCCCGCCCAAGAACGTGAACTCGCGATCGTGCCAGCGCTTCAGGATCTTCATCGTCTACTCTCCGCTCCCGCGTCGGAGCTTCAATTCCCGATCGCGTTTGTCCTCCGGGCCAGGCCGTCGGGAGGCGGCTTTTCGGGCGCGACCCTAGGCCCGGAGACCTGTTACCGGTCGGCGATCAGATGAACCCGAGGAACACCTCGTCGTCGCCGTTCGTGCCGTCGCACTGGCCGCCGCCGAGATTGATCCCGAACTCGCCGTTGCGGTCGGTGAGCTGCGGATCCGGGATGAACTTCTTGCAGCGCCATGCCGCGATCTGCCCGGCCGTCTTGCCGATCTGTACGAGCACATCCTGCGCGGTGAGCGCCTGGACGGCGTCGTAGATCGCGAGCGTGTCTTCGTCGCCCGTCGTCGCGAGCAGATCGACCGCCATCTCCACGAGGTAGCGGCTCTCGTTGCCCGTGCGCTTGACGCCGCTCGGCTGGAGCGAGCACGACTCGATCATCCGCAGCTCGAGCCCGCTGTTGATGTGGAGTCGCGCGTTGCCGGCAATGCAGAACTTCTTCGGGCTGGCGCCGGCGTCGAACCACACGCGCGAGTCGGTCGGCAGCAGCACCGTTCCCGCCGTGGTCGGCGTCGGCCGCGCGTCGCTGTGTGTGGTCTCGGCCTTGCCCATGCCGGTGAAGGTGATTCCCGCGATCGGCGTCTCGCTCGCGTTGTCGATCGAGATCTCAAGATCCGGGATGATCAGGCCGGGCACCGCGTACCGCTTCGTCGTCCCGGCCAGGAAGCGCTTGAGGTACACAGTGAGAAGCGCGGTGTTGAGCAGCTTGTACGTCGTGCCGACCTTGACGGTGCGGCCGCTCGCCGGGTTTGCCGAGAGTGCGCGGTCCATCGTCACGACGTCACCGGCGATGCTGTTGACCTGCCGCACCTCGTAGCCGTGCGTGGCATCGACATCGATGGCGATCAGGTCGTCGGCCGCGATCCCGGAGGCGGCGCCGCCGCCGGTGGTCAGGTTGAGCGTGACGCCGCTCGAGCCGGCGGCCGTGGTCGTGTGCGCCGTGGCCTTGCGCTTCGTGCCCATGCACGCCTTGATCAACTCGTCGACGTCCGGCTCAGTCGGAGTCGTCGCGTTGCCGCTGGGGATGAGGTCGCCGACGATCGTCACCTCGGAGTGCTCGCGACCCTTGAGCGTGGTGATGACCGAGGCCTGCTGGTAATCGCGGTCCTTGTTACGACGGTAGCGCGCGATGACTCTGCGTACGGCGTCCGGGTTCGCGGAGGCCTTGAAGAAGTCGCCGGCGCCGACGGCGCCGGGATCGGTGCCGTAGGTCGCTTCGGCCTGCACCGCGAGCTCGTGCTCGCGGACGAGGATGCGATTGATGGGCATGGCCTACTTCTCCTTGTCCTTGGCCGGTTTCTTCGGCGCGACCGGCACCGCGATTTCCGCTGCGGCGCCGTCTCCCACAACAGCGACCGTTGGGCCGGTCACCACGCCAGCAGAGCGCGGCGCGCGCGGCTCGAGCGCGACGACGAACTCAGGCAGGCCGTCGAGCTCGTCGCCGACCTTGTCCGGCACAACGGCTGGCGTGTCGTTCGTCGCGACGCCATGGGTGTCGATCCGGACCTCGGCGCCCGGCACGGTCGTGTAGACGTATCGCTTCGCGCTCATGCCGCCTCCATCGCTACGTACCCCACGACGCGCCCTCGTTCTGCAGGCGCGCGGCAAAGTCCAGATGCGCCCGTTCGAGGTCGCCGTTCTCGACCGGATCGGTGAGTGCCACGACCAACCTCTCGAGCTCCGCCACGCTGGCCTCGAGCTTCGCCACGCGCTCTTCGAGCTTGGCCAGGTCGCTCATTCGGAGAAGCGCTTCTCCTTCGCGTGACGGAGCTGCGCCACGAAGCGCATCTCGGCGACCGCCCACTTCGGGTGGTAGCGTTCGTAATCGACGACGATGCTGTCCTCGTAGATGCGCATGACCCGGCCCTTCGGGTCGTCAGCGAGGTTTTCGAGCTTCTCGTTCGACAGCAGGCAGGCCTCGACGTCGGCGACGAGATCCGCCGCCTGCCTGAACCGCGTGCCGCTGTCCTTCCAGGGCAGTTCGACAGCGACCTTGAGCGGGCTGCCGAGCAAGAGGAAGACTTCCATGCGGCGGTCCAGGTCGCACTGCAGCACCTTGCCGCGCGCAAGCCCAGGACGGACAAGGATGAATGCGTCCTTGTTCGCCGGCAGCGTGTTCGGGATGAAGCTTCCTTCGAAGAAGCTGACCAGCCAGACGGCGGGCGAGTTGACGTAGGCGTCGCCGCCCGCGGGCGCGTTGCCAGCGGTGATCGTCTGTAGCTGCTGCACGATCGCGTCGAAGACGTACGTGAGCTTGCAGGCCACACGCTACCCTCGGCCACTGGCGACTTCGTTGAGGGCGAGATCCATCTCGCGCAGGATCTCGGGGAGCGAATCGTCGGCGTGGCGTTGCGCGATTCCGTGAGGCCGCACGTTCGCGCCGGTATGACGCACGGGTCCGCGCGAGATGAAGTTGAGCGCTGGGTTCGCGAGGAACTTGCCGTACTGAGGACGGATCGTGTGCGGCCGAAGGCGACCGCCGGTTTCGATGATGGCGGGGAGACCCTTGAGTTTGATCCCCGTCTCGACACGCCCTTCCTCGATGCGCGCCCGCACCAGCGAGACGATCTTCGATAGGCCGCTTGGGCTGTCGCCCCAGATGGAGACTCCGAGGCCGGTTGCCGTTCGGATGTCCTGCCGGATTCGAGTGAGGCGCCGGCGCACGACACGGCGCGCAGCGTTTAGCGTGGCGCGCGAGATGTCGCGCCGCGCAGTGCGGGTACGCTCGATCGCCTGCTCGATCCCGAGGAGCTGCAGGCCTAGGGCGATCACGCAGCCTCCCGCGTCGAGCGGCCGCGGCGCTGGTACGGTCGCAGCCGTTCCTTGTCCTTCGCCGTCAACAGCGCGGGAAGGACAAAGGCCGACGTTCCGGAGGCGTCGGTGAACGACTGGACCGCATCGCCGCGGCCGCCGCGCTCGAGCAACCAAGTCCGCCGGCAGACCTCGAGGACGATCTGCTTGACATCCTTCGGGATCGCCGCCGTGTTGGAGTAGCCAGCCGTGTAGACGACCTTGATCGTCTTCCGGCCGGTCGCCCAGTAGGCCCCGATCCTGACGAGCTTCGCGTAGCCGTCAGGACCGGACGGATACTCCTTTTCGAAGTCGGTGTTCTCGGTGAGCAGCGTCGAAGCCGCGTATCGACTCGCGACGGCCAGCGATGCCGCCGAGGGGTCCTCGTGCACCGACGTCAGGGTCAGGCCCGGCCATTGGTGGAGGAAGATGACGTCCTGCTCCGGCGCCGGACTGTGGTACTCGGTGAGGGAGCCGCGCGAGACCAGGTGGCGATCGAGGATCTCGTTCTCGACCTGCAACGAGAGCGCGTTGATGATCGCTTCCTTCCGGTCGTCGTGGGGCCGGTGATCGCCCGCTTGCGGATCCTCGCCGACCGCGGCGTTCAGCTCCGCCAGTGTGAGGAGCGCGGTCGTCGCGAGCTGGGAGGTCCAGGCCACAAGGACTAGCCCCTGTCGTCGCCCTTCTTCGGCGGCTTAGGCTTTCCCCCCCGCGAAGACTCCGGAGCGACCGCCTTCGCTTCTGCGGGCGGCGCCGTCGCCGTTTCGACCGGAGACGGCGCGACGGCCACCGCCACGGTCTCCGCTAGGCGCGGCGCCGGCACCGCCTCGGCGAACCCGCCCGCGATCAGGTCCTGCGCCTCCTCCTCGGAGACTTCGATGACTTGACGCGGCTTCGCGTTCTGCGTCGGACTCGCGAGGATCGTCTTCATCCGGACCTTCATTCCTTCCATTCCTCCACGAGTATGCGGACGGTTAGGTCGTCGGCAGCCGCGTCGATCGCCGCGCTGTCGTAGACCCGGATCTTGTAGCCGGCCGGAAGGACCAAGTTCTCCGGCAGCGCGCGCGTCATCGCCCCGTTCGCGAACGACGTGTCGTTCGGGAGGCCGGGGGCGAACGTGTAGTCGCGTGTGAGCGACGCTGCCTGAACGGCGCCGGCTGCGAGCTTGATCAGCAGGTTGTCGCTGCCGTCGGTGATGAGGATGTCGAGCTGCCTGTTGCCGACCGTCGCCGTGGTGACCAGGCGGACGCCGATGCTGCGGACGTGCCACTGCTTCCCGGACGGGACCGCGAAGGTCTTGTCGGAGTCGTCCGCGGTCGCGTCCGACTGTTGCGTCAGGTTCAGGTACGGAGTCGTCCGCATCGGCGCCTGGGCTACGAGGTCTTCTTCGTGTACTCGAGCCAGACCGCGTAGAGGTCGAGCACGTCCGTCGCGTGCGCACCCGGCGTCAGCGTGATCGAGGCCGCCTTGGGCGCCGCGCCGATGTCGGCGGCAGCGATGTCGCGGCTCACGACGGCGAGCGAAGACGAAAGCGCCCCGGTGGCTCCGCCAGCGTCGGTGTCGCCGACGCCTTCGAAGAAGCCGACGGTGATCGTGGGCGTGTCCGTGGATCCCCCCATCTTGGCGAGCATCTTCACGGTAACGATGGCCGCGTCGTCGAGGTCGGGCGGATACACGACTGGAGGCAACGCGATCTCTGCGGCGTTTCCGGCCGCCCACTGGATCTTGAGCGCCTTGTCCGTCGCCGCGTTCTCGCGCTTCAGGAGCGGGTTCGTGTTGAGGGTCAGTAGGCCGCCGGGCGGCGCCGCGGCGGTGTTCGGGATGTCGTTGCTCGCGAGCGAGCGTGCGCCCGCGATGTCGATCGGGATGATCCCCTTGCCGAGCGACGCGCTGGCGGACAGGTCGAGGATGCCGCCGCTTTCGATGGTGATCCGGCCGCCGCTCTTGACGACGAGCTCGTTCCCGCCCTGCTTGCGGTGGACCTTCGGCTGGTACGACATTTCGTTCCTCCGTTGGCTACGTCCCGGGGCCCGGAGGCCCCGGGGCTAGTCGCTCAGGACACGGATGGATGGGCAGGCGCCTACGCCGTGCCCTCCGCCGGCGAGTTGTGGACCTCGGCGCTGACGACAGTGCCGTCCTGCGTCACGGGCTGCTTGCGCTTGAAGTACAGCTCGACGAGCAGGAAATCGACGGTTGCGTTCTGGGTCCCGCGATCGACGATGTGGTCGAGGTAGCGCTCGCGCGGGCGAACGATCTCGACGATCGTCATCTTGTTGTCATCGGTGTCGGCCACCGTGATCTTCGAGTTCTCCAGGTCAGCGCCGTCGCTCATGTCGGACTGCGCTCCCTGTCGCGCCTTGACGCTCGTCGCGGCGCCCGACACGATCGCCCCGAAGCCACAGATGAACCGAACCAAGTCGGCGTTCTGGGTGTCCACGGCCTCGCTCGTGAGGTCGGTCGTGCCGGCCGCGCCGGTGTAGTTGGTCCCATCGACCTTCAGGCGCTTCGTGACGACTTCGTGCGTGAGGTTGTCCATAGCTCTCTCCTCGCCTTTCTCGCTCGCGCCGTTAGGCGAGCTTCACGCGGACGAAGGCCTCTTCCAGGACCGGCATGCCGTCCGTCTCCATGCGGCCCAGGTAGCCGTCCTGGTTGTTGGCGGCGTAGAGCTGGTCCAGGACCTGGACGGTCATGTCGAGCGCGTCCGCGATCCAGTAGAACGGCCACGCGCACAGCGCGGCGACGTACTTGCCGGTCGTGAACGTGTTCGGCGCGAACTCCGAGATGTCGTACGGCAGGTCGAGGATGGTGTTCGGCGCCGCGCCGGTGCTGATCCCCGGCTGCCAGAGGTACTGGCCGTTGCCGTCCTTCAACTTCCGGATCCGCTTCAGGCAGTCGCGGTGCAGCACCCACCGCGCGATCCGCCAGTAGCCGGCCTTCATCGCGTGCTTCGCCTCGATGAGGCCGTCGGCGGTGACGTTCGTCGTCTCGTTGTCGGTCGAGACGTCGCGCGACGTCGAGATGCCTTCGGCCGTGGCCGTGAAGATGCCGAGCGGCTGCTGCGCGCCCGTCCCGGTGAGGAAGCCCTTCTCGTTCGTCACCGAGAACTTGTACTCGAGCCGCTCGCGGACGAGCTGATCGAGCGGGATCGCCGAGATGCGGCGAAGCGTCTTCGAGACCTTCACCAGTTTGCCGAGCGGGTGCGGTCGCAGCTCGCGCTTCCCGAGCGTGATGTCGCCCTGGTTGCCGGTGGCGAGCTCCGAGGTCCAGTCGGCGTCGTCGATGTCGGTGTCGAGCGAGGGCACGCCCAGGCTCGCGGCCTGCTCGAGCCGGAACTTGCGCCCGTACTGGCGCACGAACACGGCGTCGTCGAGCGCCTTGATCAGCTCCGCGATGAACTGCTGCGGCGGCTGCAGCGCGCCGCCCTTGGTGAAGAGCCCGACCTGCAGGGTGTCCGCGCGCTTCGAGGCGCCGGCCATGTCGCCGACCAGCGCCATGCGGAACGCCTCGGCGTACTCGGGCGTCGCGCAGGCCGCGGGCATGAAGCGCACGTGATGCGCGTAGGGATGGTCGAAGTGACCGTTGCCGTTCGCGGCCTGACTGCCGCTGCGATGGCTGCCGGGGGTCGGCTTCGACACGGGCGGCGGCGCCGCGGCCAGGTGCTCCTCGCGCTCCTTGAGCCGCGCCTCGCGCTCGGCCGTCTTCTGCAGCTCGCGGATCTCCGTCTCGAGCTTGTCGCAGTCGGCCTCGAGCTTGTCGTATTCGGTGCGCTCGGACTCGGTGAACGCGCGCTCGCCGTCCTTCTTGGCGGCGTCGTTGATCTCCCGCATCCGCTTGACGATCTTGCCCAGCTCGGCCTGCTTTTCAGCGAGCTTCATGACCACTCCTGTCGGTCGTTGCTCGGGAGCCGAGGTGTCCTAGAAGCGCGAAGGGCGCGAAGCCACCTCGGCACCCTGAGCGAATCAGGTGCCTTGGAGCCTCGCGCCTCTCCACAGAGCGGCGGGCAGCCCGTCGGCGCTGCTACCGGATGCTCACTTTCGAGCCCAGCCCCCCGAGGGGGCGTAGCGGCGCGGCCTGTGGGTGCGAAGGTAGAAGGGCGGGCGCGGTTACGTCAACGGAATTCGACTCGCGGGACGCAAATAGGCGAAGTTGCGTCCCGGCGGGCTCAGCGGCGTGCGACGAGGACGCCGCGCGGCTTCGGCGCCGCAGGATCGCCGTGGATAATCTTGTCATCCAGTCTCGCGCGCCGACGCTGCGCCGCCTTCCGGCAGCGCGTTCCGCAGAAGCCGCGCTCACGCTTGGCTGCCGTCTTCGCGATGTACGGCTTACCGCAGTGAGCGCAGGTATAGGCGCGAGCCGTGAGGCTCCGCACCAGCGCCGTCGTCTCGTACTCGACGAGCTCCGGCGCGATCTGCGCAAGTGTCTGGAGCTGGGCGAGGATGGCGAACATCACCACACCCACGTGTAGATCGGCGCGCCCACCCAGAGGAGCGCTCCGCAATCGCGGCACCACAGGTCGCTGTGCTCGGGATCCAGGCCTGCCGGACCGCCCGAGTCGAAACGGCGCCGCTCTTCGGGATGCGGGCATGCCCGAGCATCGCGCCACGCTAGGCCGAGCCGGCGCTTAATGCGCTGCCAGCGAGAGGGCTGGCCGCTCACCCTGCCAGCGGCACGTACTGGACTTCGACCGGCGTCGCGTCGCCCAACGTCACCACGTTGTCCGCGGTGACCGTGTAGGGATACGAGAACAGCTTGCCGGGCGAGGTCTCGATGATCACGCGATCCGCGAACGTCGCGATGATGTACCAACCCGGCCCGTCGTACGGCCACGGCTCGCCGAGCTTGTCGTAGAGCGCGTTCCAGACAGCCGCGATCTTCTTCTCGAACGAGGCATCGCGCGTCTCGCGGCGCGACGCCTGGAACCTCCGGAACGCTGCGTCGCGGTCGCCCGGCGCGGTACGCAGGCCCAGCTCGCGACCGATCAGCCGGAGGCGGCGCGAACGCGCGTCGTGGGCAGCGCGCGCCAGCGCGATGGCCTGCTCCTCTTCGGCCTGCGCCCGCCTCAGCCCCTCGAGGCCGTCCTTCGCGTCCGTGGCCGCGCGCAGGGACACCTCCGTCGCCGGATACGCCGGATAGGTGACCGGGCTCACGTCGAAGAGTTCGACCTCGAGCAGCGTGCGCAGCCACTTCCCGGCCACCTTGGCCCAGTTGTCCTTGACGGTCCGGAAGCCGAAGGACATGCCCGAGATATCGCCGCGCTCGATCAGCGTGATGACGTCGCGCGCCGTCTGGGTGTCCGGCGGATCGATCTCGATCGCGAGCCCCCGATCGTCCTCCTGCAGTCGGAGCGTCCCCGCTTTCGTGCGCCCGAGGACGTGCATCGGGTCATGGTTCCAGAGCGCGCGCACGTCGGCGGCGAGCGTCCCAGCAAAGGCGCCCCTGGCGATGCGCTCCGTGAAGCCGCCGAGGTCGACACTCTCCGACTCGAACACGGCGGCGTAGCCGACGATCTTCCGGGCGTTGTCCTCGTCGCGCCGCTCGACCTTGAGGCCTGTGACCTGAAATGCCCTGCGCTCCATCAGTCCCTCCTACGCGGCCCGCTCGCGGGCCAGACACCGCTTGAGGCTCACCACCATCTCCGAGGCCTCCGCCTTCGCCATGCGCTCAGCCGCTTCGGGCTTCGCCCAGGCGTCCACGACCGGCCGCAGCGCGGCGCCGACATCGGCAGCTCCGGAGCGCGCGATGTCGAGGATCGCCGCCACGGCGGCCTCGCGCCGGCTGACCGCAACGGTGCGCGCGTAGCTGATGGCCCAATCGCCGAGATCGGGCCCGGTTTCGCCGCGGAGCGCTTCGCCGACGGACACCGCAAGAGGGACGAACGCCTGCTTCACCGTGGCTTCGTGCTCGCGGTAGAACTTGTCCATCCAGGCCTCGAGCGCCTTGACTCCACCGGCGCGCAGCTCGCGGTCTATCGCTTTGCCGACCGCCGCCGACTCCTTGGCAAGACACCGTTCCGCAGCGGCCCGGAAGAGCGGCGCGAAGACGTGCGTCGCGTCCATCGGTTCGCCGTGTCGCTCCGATCGCACGCGCACCGATCGGATCCGGCCCTCGTCGTCGAGCGCGAAGTCGCGGGGCTGGCCGGCCTGCGCAATCGGGATCATGTTTCCGTTGACGAGGTAGACCTTTCCGGAGCCGTCCTCGATCTCGTTTTCGTTGTCGAGCGCGCGCCATTCGTCGGCGTTGATGACTCCGTTCTGCCGCTTGATCGCGAGCGTTTCGGCCCGGCTCTTCGCATCGCCGCGGAGCAACGCGTCGAGCAGGAACTCCGCGTAGTGCGTGCGGCGCTCGTCGCGCGTGAGAAGCTGCGTCGCGATCGCTTTCTCCCACCGGACAGCCCACGGGCGGATCGAGCTGATCACGTAGTCGATGCCCTGGTGCTCGATGTTGTTGTTGGTCGACCGGCTGAGGTCGCCGATCTTGTGCGGCGGCACGCGGTTCAGGCGTGCCATCTGTTCCGTGCTGTAGCGCTTCGAGTCGATGAACTGCGCCTTGTCGTTGGGCACCGAGGTTTCGTGGAACTTCGTCCCCTCCTCGAGCAGCGCGATCCGGTGCTTCTGATCGAGTCCTTTGTGCGGCTGCTCGAGGTCGGCCTTCATGCGCTTGTAGGCTGCGTCGGTCAGCGTGCCGGGAACCTCGTAGACGCCGCCCGGCGTCGCATCGTTCCCGAAGAACGCGGCTCCGTACCGATCGAGAGCCAGCGCAAGGCCGATGGCTTCCTGGTGCAGATCGATCGAGGACTCGCCGACGACGCCGTCGAGCGTGAACGCCTTCAGGTGGAAGACGCGCGATCGATCCAGGTAGACGTAGCGCAGGCCGGTCTCCGGGTTCGGTTCGTCGAGATCGATCCGATACAGCAGCTCGCCCTTGACACGCTCTGGCGAGACACGGTTCGACGGGATCGGCCACAGCGCCACCGGCCGCCCGCCGTTGGTTCGCTGGATCTCGGCGTACGCGTTGCGCCGCATCATCAGCCAGGCCTGCAGCATCTCGATGAACTGAACGGCGTCCTGCTCGTCGTTCGGCTGATCGTGGAGGATCGGGTACAGCCAATGATCGGGGTCGCGCTCGCGCCTGGTGTCGCTGATCCTGCGATACGTGATCAGCGGGAGGGTCGCGAGGTCTTCCGACGGGTTCCGCACGCTCGCGAAGTACTCGGACGACTCGAGCGCGGATCGATCCGTAACGAGCACTCCGGAGAGCGTTTGCCGCGGGATGCCGAAGATCTTGGCCGCCATGTCGGCTGTCAGGCCGGCTAGCGTCCACTGCGCCGCGCGGACCGCGACTCTGGCAACCGTCGTCCGCAGGGCGCTGAGCAGTTTCATCGGGACACCTCGATGGTGCGGATAACTGGCTCGCCGCGCGCCGCGCGCTCGTTGTATCCGTTCGGGGCCGCTCCGGGCGCACGCAGCAACTGATCGAGTCCCATCGCGGTCGCGACGATTCCGTCGATCCGCTTCCTCTGGTTCTTCGGCTTCACGGGCCGGATCCTTCCGGCGTCGTCCTGACGAATCGCGACGTTCTCCGCGCACCAGCGCAGCGGATGCGACCTCTTCGACGTGCCGTGGCGCAGCCACTTCGCCTGAATCAGGCCGTAGAGCGCCTGGCAGGGGACGTTCATCATCTGGTAGTTCTGCTTCGTCTCGACCATCTGCAGCCCAGCGCCGGCAAGGCCGTTGAGCAGCGACGTCGAGACGAACGCCGGGTCATAGCCGCAGCGGCGCGCTCGCAGCGCGAAGCTCGGCACGATCTTGGTCTTGATGTCGGACAGGATGCGATCCTCGTCGATCAGCACGCCGGGTGTCGGCGTGATCAGCCCTTCGCGCGCCCACTCCGAGTACGGAACGCGATCCTCCTTCTCGCGCTTCCGCATCGTGTCCTCGGGCATCCAGAAGAAGCAGTAGACGGACACCGCGAAGTTGATCGAGAGCTGCGTCTCGATCGGCTGAGGCGCTTCGGTGCGCGCGAGCTGTTCCGCAACATCGTTGACCGTGACGTAGAGCGGCCGCGGCCGCGGGTGCCGCACGACGACGGAGAGGGCGGCGAGGTCGATCTTCTGCGCCATGTCCAGGCCTGCTGCGGTGAGCAGCCCGTCTTCGTAGCTCGGCGCTTCGTCGCAGCTATCCCAGTCCTCGATCTGGATCCATGCGATCGCGTCGTTCGTCCAGCGATTCAGGCGGTAGCGAAGGAATGCGTTCTTCTTCCGCGGCTCGTTCTGGGCGGCCCGACACTGGCGCTCCATGTCGTCCTGCTTGACGGTGATGCCGTATGCCGGGTTCGCCTTTCGCCATGCCTCCGGATCACGCCAGTCGTCCTTGTCGCCGATCTCGAACACGATCGGGAGGTACGTCTCGTCCTGGACGTTGCCGCTGATGACGGCCTTCGCCAGCGTGTATTCCTCGTAGCAGATGCTCTCGTCGTCGTCGCCGGCGTGCGCGAGCATCAGCAGCAGCGGCTGTCGCCGCTTGCCCATCGACTGCTCCAGCGTCTCGAGCAGATCTCGATTCGGCTGCTCCTGCAGCTCGTCCATGATGATCCCGTGCGGGCGCACGCCACTCTTCGTCTTGGCGTCGGCCGACAGGACCTGGAACATCGAGTGACTCTGCGGGCTGTAGATCGAGTCGGTGAGCACCTCGCACAGCTCGGAGAGATCGGCGCTCTGCTGGACCATCACACGGGCCGTCTTGTGGACGATGCGCGCTTGTAGCTTGTCTGCGGCCAGGGCGTACACCTCGGCTCCCTCTTCGCCGTCGCAAAGCGTCAGGTAGATTCCGCCGCCCGACGCCCACGGGCTCTTGCCGTTACCCTTGGGCACGAACACGAACACCTTCCGGAACCGGCGCAGTCCATCACTGGACCGGAGCCAACCGAACACCGCGCGCGTAGCGCAGCGCTGCCAGTCAAGCAGCGTGAACGATTGGCCCGCGAACTCCCCGATGTGGTGCGTGAGGAACGTCGGGTAGAAGTCGCAGGCCTTATCGGCGGCCTCGACATCGAAGTAGTAGCGCCCGTCGGGGCTCTCCCATCGCGCACGCTTCGTCGACCAGACGGCGCGGATCTCGATGAACGATCCCGGCCAGCGGAGGTGTGGCGCTCGTCCGTCGCCCCACCAGGGCGCCGGCGGCCTCGGCGTAGTCGCGCGCCGACGAGTCCGACTACGTTCGACGGTCGTTGATGCCAACTACCTTCGCTCCAAAGAAGCGCTCGTGCTTCGGCTTCTCGACGGGCGGCTTCGTAACTGTCCTGACCTTCGACCTCGACACCGAGGACATGCCCAACTCCGCCGCCTCGCGCAGCGCGCGACTCTTGAGCTGATTCAGCACGCGCTCGATCGCGAGGCGCTCCGATCGATCCAGGCCGCGGCGGGACTTCTCCTTCTCCCAGTGCTCGATATCCATCTCGGTGCGGCAGCGCTGAAGAAAGAGCGGCATATCGGTCGAGCGGAGCTGACCCGACTGCACCATCGCGCGCGCGTGCTTCTCCCAGAGAGCGAGTCCTGCGCCCTTGAGGCTCTTCGGCGGCGCGAGGTCATCAGGGGCAGGCGGCGCGACCTCCGGCTCCTGGTAGTTGACGCGCGATGGCCGCGTCTCGCCGCGCGCCAGCTTCTCGTCCGTACTCCGGGGCTTGCGTCCCTTCATCAGCCGGCTGCTCCTGTGACGCGGCCGCAGTCGAAGCATGCGACCCGTCCTGCGGCGAGGCCTCGGGCGCGATGTGCGCAGGGCACGATTCCGGACTCGCGCGCGGTCTTCGAGGCGTGACACGCCGCGCACAGCGGCTGCCAGTTCGTGGGGTCCCAGAAGAGCGCGCGGTCGCCTCGATGCGGGATGATGTGGTCGGTCAGCGTCGAGGCGCCAAGCCGTCCGGCGCGCTCGCACGCCGCGCAGAACGGATGCGAGGCGACGAAGCAGCGGGACGCCCTTTCCCATCGGCTGTCATATCCGCGATCGCGCGCGCTCGGTCGCTGGCGGTCGAGGTTGGCGCGGCGGCCGCGGTGACTCGAATCGACCGAGCAGCGGCCCGCGGCGTAGACGCCTGGGCAGCCCGGCCTCGGACATGCGCGCGTTATCGCCAGCATCAGGCGCCCGCCATCTTCGTCCGCACGTTCACCCAGACGTCCACGACCTCGAATGTGTCGCCGCCCACGACGGCCTGAACGCCGAGCCGGTACTTCCGTCCGCGCTTAGTGAGGAGCGCGGTGTTCGCCGCGGTCAGGACGTCGATGCGGATCGTCTGAGTCGCGGTCCCGGCGTTCTGGACCGACAGCTCCGAGGCTCCGGACGTGAGCGAGAACTTCACGGTTTCGTCCTCGGCGTCGCGCATCTTCAGCGTGAGCGCCGCTCCGGTGAGATCCGGCCACGTGTTGTAGCCGCGCACCCACTGAATCACGCGTCCGGCATCCGCGGCGTCGTAGTCGTCACCTGCGTAGATCGTGATGTCGCCGCTCGATGGATCGACGAGCTGTACGGACGTGCTCTCTGCAGCGGCCGTCAACGTCCTGGTGATGTGGTTCCAGATGTCCGCGACCAGCGTGCCGAAACTCGTCAGTGTGCGTGTCGTCGCGGACCACACGGCATCCAGGGCATTCGCCGCGAACGCCGCCGCCGTGATCGCCCCCGCGGCGACGGCGCCGATCGAGGAGTCCATCCGCCCGCCCACGAGCGCGGCAGGCACTCGGTTCTCCAGTGAGCGATTCCGCAGCGAGAACGTACCCACGACGTACCCGACTACCGACGACCCGCCGACCGTCCCCGTCGTCAAGACGACCTGGAACTCGCCGCCCGCCGCGTAGAACGTGGCGTCCTGTGAGGTGTCGATGCGCACGTGGTTCAGCCCGGTACGCGCGTCGAAGTCCACGGTGAGCGTGAGGCCCGTGTTGTTCTCCGTCGTGCCGTTCGCCTTGTAGACGTGCGCTGCCGGGGAGCCGGCGAGCTGCGTCGGCACGCCGGACGTGTTGACCGTCGTGAACTTGAGATCGATCGTTGCGCCAACGGCGAAGTCTCCGAGGTGCTGCATCTCAGGCTGCCCTCACGAGGGACGGGCCGGGCAGCGCGCCGCCGGGGTAGACAAGGCGAGAAGAGCCGGGCCTGCGTCCCGGAATGATCGGCGGCATGAACACACCCAGTGGATCCACATACAGGCGGACGATCTCGGCCGCCGTGAGCGCGCGGTTGTAGACGCGCACGTCATCGATAGCGCCATCGAAGTAGTTGCCGGGCCCTGGGCTCGGCGAGCGGGTCCCGATTCGGAGCGGGTTCGCAGTGTTCGGCACCGCTACGGTCGTGGCGGTGGTCTCTTTCAGTGCTCCGTTCCGAAACACACGGACGTTCGCCAGATCGTAGGAGACGGCTACGTGTTGCCACTCGCCCAATGTGATGCCATGGCTGGCGCCGGTCGGAGTGTTGAACGCACTGCCAAAGCCCCAATGCAGACGATCGTTCTGATCGGACGAAATCATGAAGTGCACTCGGTTGGAGGTGTAGTCGTCCGTCTTCTCTACGATCGCCGGGAACCCGCCCGGTACGCTGCGGGGCTTGATCCACGCGGAGATCGTGATTCCGTTGGGAAATGCGCTCAGCGATGCGCTGGCGGGCACATTGATGTAGTCGTCGCTGCCATCGAAGTTCAGGCTGGCACCGCGCAGACCAGCCACCCATGACGGGCCGTTGGTCAATGCGCCGTCATTGCGAAAGCCCGAAAGGTCCCGCGCTACCGCTCCGCCACTCTCATTGAGCGCGTATAGCCCAACCAGGCCGCACGCTTGCGGATGCGCCCGATTGATGGGCCTCGCTGGCGGCGGCTTGATCGGCCAAGAGCGCATCAGGCTGTCTGATAGACCCCGGAGTAAGACGCGGAGCAGCCGGCCGTGTCGAGGGCGACCCCGGTCTTGTTTTCGACCACGATGCCCCACTTCCGCGGCATCACCCCACCGAA